TCATTTGTAACTGGATTAACTTGTGCCGCAGGTTGTGTATATGAAAACTCCCTAGCATAGTGTAATGGACTATTAAGTTGGTCTTCTACTCTATCACCAATTTGTATTGCTCTACCATTAGCATCTATGTATTCTGCTTCTATTTCTTTAAATCTTTTTCTATATGCCGCATTAAAATTAACTAAATTACTATCACTTAATCCACCAACCATTTCTTTTATCATGCCTCTACTTAAATCATAATCAGCAGTTTCATCTAATATTCTTGAATTAACTTCTGCCGCCATTCTTGATTTAAAAGCAAGTGTTTTAAGAAATTCATCTCCTGCTGATAAAACTCTCATAGGTAAAGTTGTTGTTAAAGCTACAGGTTTAACTACATATTTTTGTAAAGCTGAACCAATGTAAGGTAGTTTGTTTGTTCCAATTTCACCGTATGCTTCAATCCATCTTTGTAATTGACCTTGTCTAATATTAGAATCATATTTTAATTGAACACTATCTAACAATGGCGAACCTTGTATAAAACTTTTATAACTTCTTTTTAAAGCATGACCTAAATATACGTATTGATAAATGTAAGTTTGTAATGCTTCTCTAGCAATAGCTCTAGCTCTTTTTGTATCATTAAGAGACATGTTTGCCGCTCTTAATAACATAGTAAATGGCTTCCAATGTGTTTGTGTAAGACCAGATATTAAGTTTAGTATGTGGGTATCAGGCGAAGAAAGTAAGTTGTTGTTGACATACTCAGCCGCTAAATCCCATTTATTTACTTTTCTTGCATTTTGTAAAGCTAAATGTATTTGGTCAATGTCATCTAATTTACCAACAGCTTTCCAATATTCAATAGGATTACCTTCTTTTAACGCTTTCATTTTAGGGTCTTCAGGTCTAGCTTTTAATTCAGCCGCTCTTGTAGCATCTTTCATTATCTGAGCCGCTCTTAATGCTTTTGCAGGAGCTTTAGTAATTTCTCTTTGAACTCTTAATAATTCATCTAATCCTTTATCTCTTAAATTTAATTCGTTATGTAATAAATCTAAATCTTTTTTTGAAATATTTACTCTATTTGTTTCATTAGCTAAACGTCCTATGTCTTCTAATTCTTTTGCAATAGAGTCACCATGAGCTATAATATAAATAAATTGGTCTCTGTGTGCAGGAGAGTCTGCCATTTTCTTTGCAGTTTCTCTAAGTTGTTCAGGATTAAAACCAACTTTACTTGCTCTTTCTATCATACTTTCAACAGTTTCTTTTTTAGACAAGTTAGTATCTGACATACCAACTACTTTTTGTTTTAAGTATCTAACATAACCACCTTTACCATCATATTTATTTACATTAATTTTTAATTTAGGTGGTTTATCATCAGCATATATACCTTCTTTTCTTAAATTACGTATTCTTTCTGCTACTGTTCTACCAGTTAAACCAAATTCTTTTTGTATATTTTTTATATCTTGTTCTTTACTAACTCTAATTTTCTTACCATCTTTACCAATTTTAGGTTTTACTTCAGCACCTATACCTAAATGTGTAAACAGTTGTTGACCTGATACGTTGCTTTTTCCATAAACATGTAAATCTTCTAAGCCTTTTATAGCTTTATTTTTCATGCTTCTATTTTTTAATTTAAACGCACCAAATGAAAAACCTGCACCAAATGCAGTACCAAATCCAAATCCTGCTCCGCTTGAAATAGCAGTCTGTGTTAAACTAAATTCATCTTGTATTCCTGCTTTAATTGCAGTGTTTTGTAATATAGCATCTTGTCCACCATTAATTGTTGCACCAATAAAACCTTCAGTTAATGCACCTTTTTTAACAGCTTGTCCTAATGCTTTTTTATTAGCTTCTTTAGCCGCTTCTGTTATAACACGTTTATTTAATTCTCCTGCGGCTCTACCTTTTAATGCCGCTTTTAATGTTTGTGTAAATGCCGCTTTACTGACTTGACCACCAACACCAACTCCAATTAAATTGATTGGGTCAGCTAACAAAGCTCCACCCATGTCTGTTAGCCATTCACTAAAATTTCTATTAGGGTCATTCCAAAAAGACGGAAGAGCTTGATATACTTGTTGTATGTAAGCATACTCTGCTAATCTATCTTGTGATTCTGCATCTTCACCAAACACTTGAGTCATATCAACCCCCATAGAAATAGTGTTGTTATTTCTCCATGTTCTATCTTCGTAAAAATAATCTAACAAATCTACTGCGTCCATAGACAAAAACTTATCATCTTTTTCTCTGTAAGAATAATAACTTTTTAATGTGTTGTAGAATGTTTCTGTTTGTATTTCATCTAATGCGGATTCTGCTGTTCTAGGTTTTCCTAAATCACCTTGATATGATTGAGAAATATTGCCTTCATCTGTTGTAAATGTTGCCATATTAGTTTATTCCTGCTATGTTTTTAAGAGCTCGTTCTACTGTTTCTACATTAACTCTTGGGTCATTAATAGTATCAATAATCATATCTCTAAAAGCATTGTAGTCAGATTGTTCTAAACCTTCCATCATTTCTTTTGTAAATACATTATCACCCATATATTTCTTTAATTGGTTTTCTAAGAATGGAACAACGTATTCCATATTAAAATCTTTTGTGTTTGGTTCATCAAATGGAATAAAGTTACCTTCTGCTGTGCCAAGACCAAATACACCTTCAGCATCACTTGTTTTAGGAAGTGTAGCTTTAAATCCTTTTAAGTCAGATTCTAAATTTTCTTGAGTATCACTAATCATAGTAGTAATACCTAATTCATTGTATTTAGTTTTCTTAGCTTGTAATTCTGCTGTTTTTTCATTTTCTATCTTTTCTAATTCTTCAAATGTAGTTGTATCAGGGTTAGTATCATCTTTAAACATAGATGTTGTAACACTACCTAGTGTATTCATAAATTCTAATCTTTTTATATTTCTATCAAACTCATTCATTTTTTGCCATTCAGGGTCTTCTTTCATTCTTTGTTCAAAAGCATATATTTCTTTAATCATATAGAATCTAGCATTTTTCTTAGCTTCTCCATAATTAGGTTTTTCAAAACCTTTATCATTTAGATAATTACCTCTAACTGATGTTAAGTTACTAATTAAACCATTGTTGTAGACATCATTAGTTAGGTGTAACATTTTATCACCTTTATCTTTACTAGATTTATAATCAGAATAAAATCCTAAAATACTTTTCCAAGAGTTTACATCAACATTATTGTTTGTTAATGCTTCTAATAAATCTTCTTGATTATCATACGCACCTGAATAAATTTCTACAATCATTTCATTAATTATTGAAGGGTTAGTTTCTATTGTTCTTTCGTTATCTATAAGATTATCAAAAGCAGTTAAATATTTTGGATTACCATATTTTTCTAATCTTTCTCTTAATGCTAAATTTTCTTCATAAGTACGTTTTCTTGTAAAAGTACCATCTGCTGTAGTTTCTTCTATATCTGTAGATGCTTCAGCAAAAATACTTTTAACATCTGTATCTTCTTTTTCATCAGCTACTCTTCTATCTTCTATTTCTAATGCTGTTCTTTTTTTCTCTAATAATTCTTTTAATCTTAATACTTCATCAGTATTTCTATCACCTAAAGTTTTTAATGCAGTGCCATCTTTACCAAAACCTAAATCTGTACTTAAAATAATATCTGCTCTTAACAAATCATCTGCGGTTGTAGCTTCAGCAATAATTTTAGCTACACTCTGTGTTAATACTTTTTGTAATTCATCATTAGTATAAAGTTTGTTTGTGTTAGAACTACCATCACTATTTGGAACTTCAATACCTAAACTGTTCCAAGTTGCTGTCAAATTATTGCTTAACTCTGATGTAGGTATTGCATCTATAATAGTAACACCTTCCATAATTTTCTTTTCTGAAGCATACGTACTTCTTTTTTCAGCATCTTTTATAGCTTCATCTGCTTTATAAATATTAAATTGAGATGCAAAACCTGCGGTAAAAGAATTATCTTGTTCTGCAAAATTAGGTAAATACTGTTCATAAAATTTTTCTAATGTAGATTCAGGATTTTTAAAATCATAATTATTTTTATTAGCTTCAATAGTTTTAATAGTTTCTGCCGCTTTAACTTTACCTAAATGAAACTGTGTAGTTTTTTCTATAAACTTACCTGTTAAATCTGGGTGTTTACCTGCTAATATCTCTGCTTGTATATCTTCCATCTTTTTACCAGAAGCATACAAAGATTGTACTTTTTCTATAGCTTCATCTTTATCTTGGTCTATTTTTACATTTAATAATTTTTGACCTGTAAGAGCACTTTCTTGTAATTTTTTAGCTAACTCTAATCCTTCAGTTGTTCTTGCTGAAGACACGTAACCCTCAAAGCCAGAGCCCATGAATTTATTTCTTACTCTTGATTTATATTTTGCCATTATGTTTTCTTAGCCTTTGTTGCTGTATCGTAGTTTATATATCCTTGAGCCGCAGTTGTACCTAGACCTAATAACAATCCTGTTCTACTAGGTTCTACTACTGGCTGTAAACTGTTAAATACTTTAGCCATGTTTGCATAAGCATCAGTTGTTTGTCCTGCTAATGTAATCATGTCACCTTTGTAATCTCTATTTATTTCTGTGTATTCATCATTATATAATGAACCTATGTCTTGAACTATAGCTACATTATTACCTACATTTAAGTTAAGTGCTTGTGCTAGTTTCTTTTTAGATTCTTGTTTTGTTTTAAATTCTGCTACTGCTTTTTCTTGGTCAGCTAATACTTTTTCTTGGTCTATTTTATTAATGTCACGCATATAAGCCACTTGTGCGTTTTCTCTTGTTCTATCATTAGCGGCACGTTTACTAGCGGCTAGAGCTTTTTGTTCTCTGTATTCTTGTACTTGACCAACAGCACTAATTGCTGTTAATGCTAGTTGGGCTTGTGGTACTCCGCACATCTATTTTATTTACCTCTTTCATCATTAATAAAAATGGCATTTTACCAATACCATAATCGTTTATTTTTTCTTTAGGTTCAAATCCTAAAAACTGTAACCATTTTAAACTTTTCCAATTTCGTTGGTCTACAAAATTATATATGTATTCGTAGCCTTGACTCATTTGTGCTACCCAATACGGACATTCTTTTAAAAATTGTTTAGTATGTTTAAATAAATCTTCACTAGACAATAACCATGCAACACCATATTCAGGTAGTTGTGTAGGATTACTGCCAAACATTCCTATAACGCCTTCTTTTTCTGTACCTATAATACTGTATATTTTTGCATTATCATAAGTAAAAGGTGTTACTAAAGCTCTTAACGGACTGTGTCCATCAGAAGCCATAATCTCTTCTCTATCACCTTTTCTAATTTTAGGAGATAACTCCAACGCATCTGCTATTATAGCTCTACGTACATAATTTTCTTTAACCATTATATCCTTCTTGAACGTGAATGATAATAACCTTCAATCTCAGCATCAGCTATATACACTGGTAAATGAGAATTGCTTTTTATATCCATTACAAATTCTGTGTTTCTACATTGTACTGGAACTCTTAATGTTCCTGAACTAATAGCAGGTTGTCCTACAAGAGAAGAAGACGTACCTATAACATAACCATTCATTATAGTTGTAGACTTATCTCTGTTGTTAGGTGTTACTTCTACTTGAAAAAATCCACTATTCTCAAAGTTAAATGAGATGTTTCTAATTTGGTATCTTCCTGAAGTAACTGCTACCAATCCTCTGCCAGTATTTTCTCTGACATATTGTGTAGACAATCTGTAGACAGAACTATATGGTACACCTATAAATAATGCGGTATGATTACCTGCTATAGTATATGTAGAGCCTGTTGTATTTGTGGCTGTATAATTAGCACCATTTGTTTTATCTACTGCTATTAATCCTGTTCTTGCACCATACGGTGAAGTAAATGTTGTTTTATCAGTTGCACTGTCATACGTGCCTGTAACTGAAGTTTTTAAATCTAAGTACACACCATGTCCTAATGTTGTGTCTTTTAAGTTTCTTAAGTCTATTTTAAATAATTTTGTGTTTGTACCTTCTGCCGCTAAAACATATAAAAAACTTTCTAATGACATAGCACCTAATATTTTAACACCACTAAACTCCCACTTAGCCCACGCTGTTTGTACTTTTTCACCTCTGTCAAAGAAATATTTATATATAAACATTGTATCTGCATTAACAGGTGCAACTGCTGTGCCTGATGTATAAGGTGCAGTTTGTGTATCTGCGGTGTCAGAGCAAAGTACAACTAACGTATCTTCTGTAGTGTTACTAACAATTTGAAAAGCATTAGTTGGTATAAGACTTTGTACTGAAACTGTAATATCTAATCCATCATTTGTTAATGTATCATCATCTGCAAAGTATTCTCTTATAGCAGTGTTGTTGTTTCTTGCTTGTGCAAAATATGCAAACTTACCTGCTGATACAGGTTGTACTGAATCATCATGTTCAAATGAAGATACTTCATTAAGTATAGCTGTAGTAGGCGATATAGTATCTCCTGCACTATCTAATTTATATTGTGCTGTATCAGAAAATAAAAGTAAAGACTCATTAAATCCTACAGAGTTTTTAAGTGTGTTTACTTGTGTTCCTGATGCCGCAATATCAATAGGGTCAGTATCTAAAACTTGTGTTGTTGTAGTTTGAAAATAGTTAAAGAAACTAGCATTTTCTGTTAATACTAAATTTTCACCAGACATTATACCTAATCTATTTTTGTAAAATGTAAGATTATTTATTTTTTTACCTACAAAACTAGGGTCAGCGTTTGTGTCACTATCTCCACATGTTCTATCATCAAAATCTAATTCTTTAAATGTAAACGTACCATTATTATTATTTATTAATGCGTGTGGCATAGTAGAGTTATCTAAACCTACAGATGTTGCAGGTGCAATAGTTTCATTCCATACACCATTACCTTGAAATGCAACATAGTAATCAGACAAAGTATCTCCTTCGTCACCTGTTATTTTTAATATAACTCCAAGTTTTCCATAATAAGGTAAGTCACTAAAATCTTGTATTTTATCTCTTATAGCATACATAGCTGTGTTACCAGAACCATCTGCTGTACTTACAGTATAGTTTGCATTACCGTCAGTAGGTTTACCATATATAACTGATTCAAAACTTTCAAAAGTAAAATGATTTGTAAATCCTGAAAAGTTTGCTAAACCTTGTGAAGTAGATTGTGTAGCACCTGTATCTGTTCTTACTACTTTAAATCCTATACCATCTGCACTACTGTCATAATGTGTGCTAGATGTACCATTTAATAATATATCTTTAATTTTATTTGTATCTCTAAATTTACTATCTGTAGACGCATCATTACCACTAGGTAATTGAAACTGTACTTCTAACTCTTGTGCCATGTTAGGGTGTTTTAATGCTACTTTATATTCTCTACCATAGTTTGTTAATTTAACATTTATTAAAAACTCTTCTACTTTAGCCGCAGTTAATGTAGAATCTGCCGCTACAGTTGTAGCTGTATTTGCAATAAATGTAAAATCTGCAATGTTTACTAATTTAAAATTTTCTTTAGGATTTGTAGAAGTAAGATAACTTGCACCACTTTGTATTGTTACAGTTTTTTCATTACCATCTAAATCCCATACTTTTACACCACCATTATAAAATGCTACAATATATTGATTGCTTTCATCTCTTTGTATATTCCAAAATTTTATTGTATTAGGATATAAATTAGAAGAGTCTAATGTTTTTACAAAATCTAGCGGTGGTCTTTTTGACAAACCATCTACAATATTGTTTGCAAAATTAACTTGGTCTTGACCTTGATTTATTCCTCTTTGTGTAGGTGTCTGTTGAGACATACCATTAAGGAAATTAGGTATAGACTGAGATACCACACCACCCATTAGTAAGTCCTTCTAGTTGTTCTGTTAATTATTGAAAATGTATTAGAGTCACCATTTAATATATTAGTGTCAGATTCTTGTGCTTCTGATTGTTGAAATGCTACTAATGCTTCATTTTCATCTTGTCCAATTAATTGTGTAATTGTTGTATCACCAATAAATCTTGAAGCAAATCTTCTTGCCGCTTTCATTGTAATATATCGTCTTGCGTATTCTGGGAGATGCTCAAATTGTTGGACTAGAACTATGTCCACTGAGTTTGGTACACTTGTAAATACATCAGTGTCTTTTTCCATATCATATAGAAAACCATTTCTGATTGTAAGATTTATGTGTCTAATAGATTTGTTTGCGTCTATCTTTACACAGTTAGTTGGTAAAGGTATTTTATTATTTGTATCTAAAGATAAAGATTTATATTCATAATTAGTATTAAAATTCCAACCTTGCGATTGTATTGATAAAGACGTTTCGTCAAGAATATTTTTAGCGACTGATACATCTACAGTTGTTGTACCTGTGATTGAGTTGACAGGAGCTTCGCCTATCACACTCAGCATAGTATTTACTGCTTGTAACTCTGTAGTTGGTGTAATTTGTGTTGCCATTATTTTCCTTTGTAAAGTAGAAAAGGGGGATTTAACTCCCCCTAATCTAATTAGTATTAAGAAACTATTACGCTTCTTTAATACCTACAGCCGCTTCTGGTCTTAATACACCATGTCCCATAGCATATTTAGCAACCATTAACGTACCTTGTCTTCTGATGTCGTACTCTTTTTCAACACCTAAGTCCATAAGTTTAACTGTACCTACAGCACTTGGGTGAGATACTAAAGCAACGAAGTTAGATAAGTTTACAGCTTGTGGGTTTGAACCACCGTTAGTAGCTGAACCTTGGTCTACTCCTGAGTTTACGTTAGAGTCCACAAAATGAGGAACTGGTATTAAATCAATTCCTGCAATTCTTAGAACTTTACCTTCAGCGATAGAACCTCTACCACTAAAGTCTACGTTTACTGCATTTGTTGCGTTAGCTAGTTTGTAGTATTCTTCCAATCTTAGGAAGCATTTTCTGCCTTCGGCAGGAACATAATTTGCATCAAGCTCTTTAGCCGCCGCAAAGATTGCATCAATCATTGCATTAGCCGCAGTTGCATCTGTAGAAGACGCAATGCCTGTGTTAGTTATGTTACTTGTAGTGTCACCACCTGTTACGTTTGGTGTAGTAGTTAGTGACGCTTGACCGATTGTTTGTAAGATATGCTTATCTTTAACAAAAGCTAATGCTCTTCCTAGCTCTTGTGAGTACGCACTTCTTACGTCCCAATGGTTTTTTGCCTCTTCAATATTTGATAAGAATACTGATGAGATTAAAAGGTCATTAATTGTAATAACCTTTTCGTTGTGATTTACTGCTGAACCGTTAATCTCGTTTCCTACTGAGTGATATTCAGCCGCAATTCTGCCCATTACTGGGAAGGTTGCTGACTTGCCAGATGAGATACTTCTTACCATATCTGCACCTTCTGTTTTTGAAGCTCTCTCAAATGAAGTAATAACTTCACCTGCGAACACTTTTAGAAACAGAGCATCATCTCTAGTAGAACCACTGTTTACATTACCGATTTTTGCAGGTACTGCATTTGCCATAGTGTTTCTCCTTTATATTATGACGTTTATTTATAAAAGCCTCTTCAATTCAGTTATTTAGTCAAGATTGTCTACCGCAGTAGGTCAAGTTATTTGGCTAAATTGTGTTGGCAGTTGCCACCTAAGTAGGTTGCACAACTATATTAACATTTCCACTTTCGTAAAGCTAGAGCTTTTCTTGTAGGTCTACCTTTACTATCTTTCATAGCTCCTTTTACTCCTGACATACGAGCACAAAACGACTTCCTACGACCTGCCGCTTTTGAACCACGTTTTACTTTGCCAGTTACAGGAGCTTTTAGGTTCATACCTTGCGAATTAAAGTATCTTCTTCCTGCGGCGTTTAAACCACCACTAGGATTCTGATGTTTTTTCGCAACCATGACTACCTTTTCTTAGCTGTCTTAGCCGCTCTTTTAAATTGCTTAGCAGTAGGTGCACCTTTAGCTCCTACTTTTCGCATTTTTTCGCCACTACCTGCTTTGATTCTTTTTCTCTTAGCATGTATATTAGCGTATAATCCTCGTTTAGCCGCCATTATTTTTTCCTCTTACTGTTCATTATTTTCTTTTTCAAAGCCATAGGTAGTCTTTTTTGTCCACCTTTTAATGCTTTGCTTGGTCTTCCTTTTTTAGAACCGTATGTTCCTTTTCCCATTGGCATGTTTATTTCTCCTTTTTAGGTTTATTTGTTTCATTCACTAGGGGTACTTTTTTAGCTATTAAATCTAGCTCTTCAATAGCATGTTTTGCATGAACAAGTTTGTCAAAGTTTGTTTTTAAAGTTTTGACAAAATTATCATGGTCTGCAACACCAACACTTTTTTGTAAAAAAGTATCAATAACTGCTGAAGCCTCAGACTGTTCTGCTTCATATATCTTTTTCAAGACTCCTAACCACATATTATAACTCTGAGTTAGCTAGTTTTTGTTTTACTGCTTCTTGATAAGCAGGGTCTTTTGAATAACGAGGGTCAGCCATTGCCGCAGTTACTTCAGCCCAAGATTCAAAACCTTGCTCTGCAACTGGTGTAGCTTTACCTTGCATTAAACTTGGTTCAGTACCATTAGCCGCTTGATATTTAGCTCGTAAACCATCTACTGCTAATTTTACTGTGTCCATATCTGCACTATTTACTGCCGCATTATATGCTTTCTTTTCACCGTCAGACATATTTTTAGATGCCCATGATGCCATTTCATTATATGCTTCTTCGCCACCTACCATAGTTTTTACATTAGTAGTTTGTTGTTCACCTATAGCTTTTTGTCCTGCAATAAATTGGTCAACGTATGCTTTTGGAATACCTGACTGTTCTAATGCTTTATATGATTCATCACCTAATTGACCTTTTTCAGCATATTCTTGTGCTAGTGTATCAAAATTTAATCCTGCATTTTCTACAGCATCTTCAGCTATTTCTAAACTATTTTCTTGTTTAGGAGCTTCTTCTTTTAATTTTGTAGCACTTACTGGGTCAACTTCTTCTTGTTTAGGAGTTTGTTCACCAAGTTTCTTTTCAAGCTCAGAATAACTTTTAGCCAAATCTTCTACTGACTTAAATTTTTCTGGTAAGCCTTGAACACTTTGTGTGGACTGTTTCTCCTCTACTGGCTTTTCGCTAGTAGTTTCTTCTGTTTTTATTTCTACTGAGTCTACCATTTTGTTTCCTTAATTATTGTTGTTTAGATAAATTGTTTGCAACTGGTGCTACAGCTTTTTCAGCCATACCCATCATTTGCTCGTTTTGCATTTGCTCTTCTTGAGCCGCCGCTTCCTGTGCCATTTGTTCTTGTGATTTAATTAATCCGTCTGTATCAATACCTAAACCAGTAGCAATACGTTTTATTAAATCATCAGGGTTTAATGATTGAACAACCGCAGGATTTATTTGAGCTAAGTTACCTATCTCAGCTACAAATTCTCTTAATTTTTGTAAATCGTTACCTCTACCTAGAGCTTCAATACCTGTAATAATAGTAGGATTTACTGAACCTTTTGGTAAAGTTGGTATTTCATTTGCTGATTCCATTCTTTTCATAAGTATTGCAACTAATGGAAGTTGGAACTCTTGTGATAATAAAGAATATACACCACCCATAGCAGTTTCTAATTGTTCTGCCATAAATCTTATTTCTTGTGCTGTTACTCTTTCAGCTTGTCTTTGTATAGCTGTATGTAATAAGAAAGCAAATGATAATCTTTCTTCTAATTTTGCTATCATTCTTTCTACAACTTGTAAATCAAATTGTTTTTGTGCTTGTAGTACAGACACATCTTCTGCTGTACCAGTTATAATGTCACCATTTCTACTTAATGATAAATCTTTTTTTCTTGTTACTGCATTAGGTCTTACAAGAAATACTACTTTACTAGAAGCCGCCGCAGATTCTACAAGTGATTGTGATAATCCTTCTAAGCTCTTGAGGTCTCCCAAGAACTCCTCAACGTAGCCTCTTCCATAGTCTTCATTGTCAACTCTAATCATTCTTAGAGCTTGATATGGTAATCTGTCTTTTTTAAATTTACCAATAGTAGATGGTATCTTAATACCATTAGCTTCTTGACAAACATAAAATTCATCATTTGATAATTTATAAACGTGTGTATATAATTCTACTTCTTCATCTTTTTTGTAATTAGGGTCAGACATTATTTGTGCGGCAATGTCTTTATCTAATGCCATTACGCTCATTTTTTCTTGAACAATAATTTCACAAACATTACCTGAACTATCTCTTTGACAAATGTATTGACTTAATGGAAATACTCTCATGCTACCTTTTTTAGGTAAATAAGTAAGTACATTACCTGCAACAATTAAATGTTTTAGTGCTTCAAATACAGATACTCTTAATGCTAGTTGTTCTATTTTATTAGATACTTCTCTTTCAATAGTAGCTAAAGATTTTTCTACTTCTGATTTTAATTCTGCTCTTTCTTGTAAATCTTCTTTTGCTTTACCTGCAATAGATAATCTAAAAAATGGTGAGTTTGGGGGAAGTAATAATAATAAAAGTTTAGAAGCTAAATTGTTGACTCCCCTAGCTCCTACTGATTGGAAGGGGTTATATAAATCTGATGAGTCTGTAAAACCATCAGGTTGAATAAGAGACGGAATAGTTAATTCAGAGCACTCTTCTGCTCTATCTAAAAAATGTTCTCTATGTTGTTTTAGTTTAGAATAACGCTGTCTTGCTGTACCTTGTGTAAAATCGTTATCCATGTATTCCATTTATTAAGAAATATTTAAGCCAGAACCAGTTGCTACGTTTACACCTGAAGTAGTTTGTAATGAGCTTGTTCCTGATTTTTTAACTTTTTTCTTTTTCTTTTTAATGTCTTGCTCGTCTGCTGTAACCAACTGTGGTGATAATTCTTCACCTACTGTCTGTGATGTATTCACAGGCATTGGCGGAGCAGGTTGTGGAGCAGGGACTTTAGGTCTGCTAGTACACATATTTATTTCTCCGTTCTCTCTTTTAAGTTATTAATAAATTTTACAACATCACGCTGTCCTGCTTTAAAATAAATAGTTTTAGTATCGTCTTTTAATTCAGGTGATTTTTCAGGAAACGTCTCATTTAATAGTCTCACTAAATCATCTACGTTACTTGGTAATGTTAAATCTTCCATAGTTTTATTCGTCTAAAAAGGGAACTTTACTTCCAAAGGTCTCCTGTTACTGTACCTTTGTTGTATTCTGTTGCTCTGTTTTCAAAGAAATTAGCATGTTCTACACCATTTAATACCCAATCTAACCACCCTAAAGGGTTATGTTTTACACCATAATTAGGTTTTAATGATAATTGTAACAATCTTCTATCAGCTATATATCTAATATATTGTTTAACTTCTTCTGCTTTTAATCCTCTTATACCACCCATGCTAAATGCTAAATCAATAAATCTATCTTCTAAATCTACCATATCTCTAGCTGTTTGATATATACTTTTCTTAAATTTTTCTGTCCAAATATTAGGATTTTCTTTTATTAATTGATGAAATAATTTAATCATACCATCTACGTGATGCGTTTCATCTCTTATAGACCATGTAACTATTTGACACATGCCTTTCATTCTGCCATATCTTTGAAAGTTTAGTAGCATAACAAACGAAGCAAACAACTGTAAGCCTTCACCAAATGCAGAAAAACAAGCCATCTCTCTAGCTAATCCTTCTAATCCTTTACCTTTACTTTCAAATAAATAGTTATGTTTATCAGACATTTCTTTGTATTCTTGAAATGCTTTGTACTCTTTATCAGGTAAACCAATAGTATCATTAAGTAATGAATAACTATGTGCATGATTAGCTTCACTTGTAGCAAAAGCAGACAACATCATTCTTACTTCTGGTGGTTTAAATTTAGGTATGTATTTATCTAAATATGCTTGAGCTATATCTACATCACCTTGAGTAAAGAATTTAAGTATTTGTGATATTAAATTTTTTTCTTCTACTGTAAGTCTTTCGTTCCAGTCTCTTACATCTTCATGCAATGGTACTTCACTAGGTAGCCAGTGCATTTTTTGTTGCATGTCATAAGATTCAAAAGCCCACTCATAATCAAATGGTTTGTAGTGTATACGTTCTTTAAATAAACTCATAATTTTTTTTCTAACTCCTTTAAATATTGTTCTTCTTCTGAGTGACAACACTCATTATTGTTTTCTTTTTCTTTTGTGTGTGTTTTACATTTTTTCTTTTTAAAGATAGCATCATAATTTTTTCTGTATGCTTCACTAGGAATGTGTACGCCATCTCTAATCTTATAGTCTTTAAAGCCCATAAAATAATTCTATCCCTTCTATTATTATTATTGCTAATAATTCTACTGCCAAGATTGTATGATAAACAGTCCATAAAACTGTTTGTTTTTGTTGTTTCTTTTTACAGTTACAATTACAACGCTTACGTCTTGGCTTGTCTATGTGGTCAAATATACTGCTATCTGTCATTATCCCTCACATGATAAACAATCAGCTTCAGGTATAATTGTTCTTTCTATTTTTTTAGACACTAACTCTGCACGTTTAATAGCTTCTGAACGACAGTAGTATAGTGTTTTTAGTTTACGTTTCCAAGCTAACATGTGTATATCATGTAGCTCTTTTACATTTACGTCAGCAGGTACAAACACATTTATAGATTGTCCTTGACAAATATATTGTTGTCTGTCTGCCGCATGTTCTATTACCCATTGTTGGTTAATCTCAATAGCAGTTTTAAAAGTATCTTTTTCGTAATCAGATAATTCTTTTATATGCAAAACTGAGCCACGATTGGCAAGAATTGAAGTCCAAGTAGTATCATTATTAATTCCTTTCTTCTCTAATAATTTTTCTAAATACTTATTCTTAACTAAAAACGAACCTGACATTGTTTTTTGCACATAGGCATTTGCTCTATATGGTTCTACTGAAGGTGAAGTAGTGCCACAAATAATAGAAGACGAAGCGTTAGGTGCTATAGCTAACAAGTGTGCATTACGCATACCAGTACCTTCCATGTCAGGTGCTTCACCTCTTTTAATTGCTAGTCTTTTAGACTCTTCTACTGCTTGTTCTTTTATTTTTTTAAATATTTTTAAATTTAATGACTTAGCTAATACAGATTCAAACGGAATACCTTTAGATTGTAAGTAAGCATGAAAACCCATAGCTCCTAAACCTAAACTTCTTTCATTGTTTGCACTAAATCTAGCTCTAAATAATTCTTCAGGTGCATAGTCAATAAAATATTGTAACACATTATCTAAAAATCTAATTAAATCTGGTATAAATAATGTGTCATTCTTCCACTCATCATACTTTTCTAAATTTACAGAAGACAAACAACACACTGCTGTTCTATTGTCACTTGTTGGTAAAGTAATTTCAGTACATAAATTAGAATGATGTACTTCTAAACCTAATTTCTTTTGTGTTTCAGGTAACGCATCATTAATAGTATCAATAAAAGAAACATAAGGTTCTCCTGTTGCTACTCTAGTTTCTAAAATCTTTTGCCATAACTCTCTAGCAGATACAGTACGTACAATTTTTTTTGTGTGTGGGTCTATTAGATTCCAACTATCATCATACGTAGGTTCTTTTATACAGTTATCTATTAGTTGCATAAACTCATTACTAATGTTTACACCATGATGTAAGTTAAGACATTTTCTATGCACGTCACCACCACTAGGTTTTCTCATTTCAATAAATTCTATAATTTCTGGGTGTGATATATCCATGTATGCCGCATAGCTACCACGTCTTGTTTTGCCTTGAGAAAATGCAAGTATCTCTGAGTCTACTACGTGCAAGAATGGAATAGAACCTGATGATTGTGAACCACCAGATGTCATAGTACCATCACTTCTTACGTGTCCCCAGTAGCCACCAATACCACCACCAACAGAAGCTAACCAAGCATTTTCTGTATAGTGTCCTGTCAATCCTTCTCTACTATCACCTACATAATTTAAGAAGCATGAAATAGGCATACCCCTTTTACTTCCTGCGTTAGACAAAACAGGTGTAGAGTACATAAACCATAACTTAGAAGCATAAGAATAAATACGTTCAGCCATTTCATCATTATCTGAAAATGCTTTAGCCGCTCTAAGAAATCCATCTTGCGGTGAATCTTCTGTAGGTAATAGGTATCTATCTTTTAATGTTGTCTTACCAAAATCAGTAAGCAATGCGTCTCTGTCATAGTTTATCATAATATACTTCTTTCTTTCTTTTTTAATATGTCTATAAATTCTGCTCTATCTATTATAGCGTGGTCAACCTTGACTGGTTCAAACTCATCTAAAAATAATAAAACAATTTCTTTATCAAGACTACCACATGTATAAACATCTAGCTGTACTATTGCAGGAGATACTTCGTCCCAACAATGTAAAGCTATGTGTGATGTTTCAATACATTGGACAGCAGTAATACCTTTATTGTTTTCTGTATCTACATAGACAGCAGTAGGTCGTCCAAGAGGACGCATACCTATTGCTTTAACTAATTTACGCAACCACTTCTTTACTTTACGTATATCTTGTGGTGGCTTGTTTACTTCTGCCCTAATGATTATGTGTTTGTGTTCCATTATTTATCGCTGATTTTAGTTACACCTTCTTTTTCTATAATGAAATCAATGTATACTTTTGCTTTTTTTAAATCATCAACGCCACCTTTACTACGCCAACGTGTTATGTATTTCACAACATTCCCTTCGCAGTACGTAAGACCATTACCTATAATATAATCAATAGGTTCTATCTCTTTATTAGTATAATGTGGTGGATTTTTTATTGGGTCTATCTTATCTGCCATAACTTTACCTTACCTGTCTTTTTGTTATAGTCACCATGCCTTAGTATTCTAGCAACTCTAGCTTGAGCTAGTGCTTCTTTAGCAGTGTAACCTTTATCTTTGTATATACCTTTTACTATTTTCCATAAGTCTTTTAATGGAACATTAGTATATTTTTGTATAAGTTTATTTGCAGTAACTACACCAACACCATCAATGCCATCATAGCCATCAACTTTATCACCAGTCAATGTCTGTATCATAAAGTTATAGTCAGCCATTCTTGGTGGTATCTGTTCTACATTTAAACCGTCAGCAGATAAGTTACATGGTACTGTTCGTAAATCTTTATCTATACTAACTACAATTCTTTCTTCATTAGTTGGCTCAGTTGCCATGATACCTAACACATCATCAGCTTCTAAGTTAGCCCACATTACACCATTATGTTTTTTCATAACATACTCACGCAATGCTTTTAATGTCATTGGCTTACGCTTCTGTCTTCTGTTATCTTTGTAAGAAGGTAAGACATCTTTTCTAAAGTTGTTCTTATCTGTTAATGCAACAACATAATCATCTGCACTGAATGTAGAACCTAAGTCATCTATCACTGCATCTACGTCTGCTTTACACTTATTCTCATCACAATGTAATGTCCAAAGACCATCACCCCAATGAGTATCTACTTCGTTATTGACTGCAATCTGATATAATAAAATATCACCATCAATCAATATTACTTTTCTACCTTTTAGTTTATCACTCATAATATTATCCTATGTTCTTTTTTAAAAATAATTCAGCAAGAGGCACTAGAACAAATCTACTTCTATTACCATCACCGCCGCTTTTAATATTCTTGATATATTTTTTTGCCAATTTTTTTACAGTTTTAGTATCAAATATTAAACGACAATAATCTTTATCACCGTTGGCTAATATATGAACCCAGTAGTCAGCCTCAGTTGCCATGATACCAGATGGTTTACCATAACATTCTACTTCTATTGCAATGTTATTAGTTTTAAACCACCAGTCTCTTTCTGTTTTGACTTCCATTTTGGTTTTGTCTTTATCAAGAATAGATACAATTCTGTTTTCTCTCTCCTGTCCGTACTTTAAATCTTTATCAAATTTCTTATTCATTAATGTGTTCCACTCCAATCATTTCCTATTTTATATTCTCCTGTTAAAGGTAGTCTTAATTGGAAGTGTTCGCCAGTACATTGTATTGCTTTGACAGCTAACCTACCAACGGTCTCTGCATCTTTTTCAAGACACTCAACCTGTATTTCGTCATGCACCCAAACGACCTGTTGGGCTTCAGGAATATCCTTAATTAATTTATTAAACTCAACAAGCCATTGTTTACAAACAAGAGCTCCTGAACTCTGTAACAATGTATTGAGTGCCGCATGAGCTGAACGAACTTTAATCTGTCTCTTATCAAGACCAACTAAATGCCCTCTCTCTGCCGCTAATTGTACTTGCTCTATTAATTTACTTAGAGCAGGTAAGTTGTTTAAGAATCTTTTTTTAATTTTAGATGCTTCACTAACTTTTTTACCAGTTACTTCCGCAATACGTTTAACGCCACCACCATATAAAAAACAATAATAGAAACGCTTTGCTAAATCTCTTGAGTCTAATCCTGCTAGGTTTTGTGTCTCTGTATGTATGTCACCATCTAATACAACTTTTGTGTACTCACCGTTGTCATACTTAGACATAAAGTGTGCTAACATTCTAACTTCTAATCCTGATATATCTATACCTACTAGCTTCTTACCATTAGGAACAGTAAATAAACTTCTACATTCTTTACCAAATGGTACAGACACGCTTGGTACTTGTGCCATGTTAGGAAACGAATGACTTGCACGTGCTGTTACAGTTGAATTAGTATTACATGTGCCATGTATCTTACCATTCTTTTCATGTTTCAACCATGCTTGTGTGCCTGTAGCTAGTTGTGCAATTCTTTTATCTAATAAAAAATGTTCGCATAAAATTTTTGCTTCAGGATATTCCAGTTTACTTAGTACAGTATCATCTAGTTTTGGTTTACCATCATTAGTAAATTCTTTAGCTTCCCAACCATACTTAGTTTTTAATCTGTCAGCTATGTGATGACGTGAACTAGGATTAAATACTGTAACTCTATCTTTTAATTGTTTACCTGTTTTTTCTGATACTCTCTTTTCTGTAATAGGTAAGAATATTTTTTGTAGTTGTTCTTCTAACTCTATCCTTCTAGTATTTAATTTAGTATATAACTTTTCGGCTTCCTCTTTATTAAAAGTAAAACCATGTTGTTCTTGTCTAAATATTAACTCAGCAACATCATGTTCTAAATCCATTGCTTGTTGAGAGTAACCTTTTTTCTCAATCATATTGAATAAAGTGTGAGTAACTTGAACATCTTGAATACAATACTCTAGCATACCCACACTAAATTCTTTCCAATCTGTATCAAACTGTTCTTTATATTCGCCCACCCTGTTACCCCACGCTTTCAAGCTGTGTCTGCCAATACAGTCTCTTGGAAAATTCTTATGTTTAAAATCTTGGTCTTTAATATCAGGGAATAACAATCTAGTTGCTACTATAGTATCAAAAACTTTTGCTCTTGATTTTAAATTATAAAACTTTTTAAGAACTGGTATGTCAAACTTGATAATGTTGTGACCAATAATTAATTCTGCTTGTTCTAATTTCTTTACAGCTTCTTCATTATTAAGATGAAGTATTTGTTTAGTATCTATATCTTTTAAAATAATACAATGAACTTTTGTAGCTGTATCTAAAAATCCATCTGTTTCTATATCAAAGCAATATCTCATAATCTTATCTTTTTCTTTTTAAGTACGTTGCTAGATGGTATTGTAGTTATGTTTCCTACATCACCTAATGTTCCGTTATCTTCAAAGTTTACATCAGCAACTAATATGTGAACGTCTTTGTTTTCTTTAATTAACCAACCTGTTGATATACAAATTGTTGGTTTACTGTTCATGGCATCTTTTAAAGTTTTCCATGAGCTGTCAGAATTTATATCAGACCATGTTAATTGCACATAGTCTGCATCTAATATCTTTTTAGTAACGTGTGGTAAAAGTTTCATTAATGCACCGTATGTGTTTGTATTTGAACATTCCAAGCGGCATCTTCGCCACTCATAGCTAAAGACAATAACGCATCTTGTAATATCATAGCAGACTGTTCTTTACCTACGTGCAATGTAATAATGTGTCCTGTTCTTTTTGCTCTACCAACAGCTTCCATTACATACATAGTCCAAGTAACTGCATCTCTTTTAGCTTTAGTTTTTATTTCTTTAAAAGTCATCTAACACCTCTGCTTTTACTTCTGATAGACAACCTGTTTGTAAATCATAATGTAAACTACAAGCACTACCTGTCTCACCTGAGAATCTATTTTTTAATATAGATATTTTTGCTATGTTATTCTCTGCTTTTAAATCTCTACTCATACTAATAACTAAATCTGATAGTTGTGCTATTGATTGACTCCCTCTTAAACTACTTAATGTTACTTGTTTACCATCTTCAAAACCTTTATCACCCTCAGTTGACCTACGCAAATGACTGACTAAGATTAATCCAATACCTGTTTCTTCTACTAATGTTCTAAGTTTACTTACAAAATAATCTATAAGTTTTCTTTCGTCATTAGTATGTTCATCACCTAATGCTGACAACGCCATGTGTAGATGGTCTAATATAACCCAGTCTACGTTACATGCTTTAGCTAAATATCTTATCTTTGACAATAAGTTATCTGCTACAGTTGAGCCAAAGTGATTATATAAATAAAAATTGCCATTACCAATAGTAGTGGAAAAGGCGGCATGAAGTTGTTTGGCATCTACTCCCTCTCTTGTTAAGTGTAATGGTTTCTTTAAATGCACACCCATAATACCAAGTGCACTACGTTTAACACTTTCTTCTAGTGCTATGTAACCTACTGTATATTTTTGTTCTAATAAACTAAGTGCAATGTGTCTACAAAAGCTAGACTTACCTACACCGCTACCTGCTGTAACTGTAACTAGCTCACCTTTACGTAAACCATGAGTCTTTACATTCATACATTCAAATGGATATTTAGCTGTAACATACTCATCTTCTTTTTGTATGTCATTCCAAATATCTGCACCAAGTATAATACCATCAGGTCTGTAGGCTTTACTAGACCATATACAATCTGTTAATTCTTTTACTTTACCTGCAAGTACCATTTCGTTTGCATCTTTTAATGGTAACGTACATATTTTTGCTTTGTTAGGTGTAAGTAATTTAGCACATTCTATTGCACCCTTCTTACCCTGCTCGTCTTGGTCAAAACAAAAATACACAGAGTCAAATCCTTCTATCCATTCAAGCTCTTTTTGTATATCTCTCTTTGCTCCTTGAGCTCCTGACTTGATACTTACTACAGGAAATTTATTCTGATTAATAGCAGATATACTCATTGCATCTATCTCGCCTTCTGTAATAATCAACATCTTACCTTTGTCTCTCCACAAATGTTGACCAAACAAACCTGCTTCTCTTGCATCACCTAACCACTGAAATGTTTTATCAGGGTATCTAAGTTTTTGTGCAACAAGCTCTTTGTCTTTGTTGTAGTAGTTTGCTATTTGACATGGTCTACCAAACCATGCACCAGATTGATAATTAAATTTTTGAACTGTGTTGTAATTTATTTTACGTTTACTTAGCTCCGTAATACTACCTTCAATAAATTCTTTACTGGTTTCTGTTGCTATTGGATTATTCAAATCGTTTCCTCTTGTTGTTGTATTGCATGAAAAACAATATGTATGTCCGTCAGAATAGACGGAGTTGGCATCACTAGAATTGCAGTTGTCGCAAGACGTATGATATAAAAATTCACTTTCAGTTTTTTGCATAAAATTTTTTGTCTAATTATTAGGGGTGGCTTCAGTCTCCCTCTACCACCCCAACAAACTATCTCAGCAACTCTGATACATCAAAGTGCGGAGATACGGAGTCTGCCACATCTCTGTGACCTACTATTTCAACCCCACTGTAATCCTGTTTCAACTTTTTAACAAGGTTTACCAAAGCGGTGTACTGTTTGAACGTGTAATTACAGTCAGGTTGTCCATCTGTAGTTTTTCCGCCTACTAAGCAGATACCTATGGAATTTTTATTAGACAATTTTAGAGAGCCATCAGCAATATGAGCTCCTGCTATTTTTATGTCTCTACCATCTTGTATAGTCCCATCTCTTTTTATTATTTTATGGAACGCACAAGAAAACAAACCGTCTTTACGGTGTTGTGTGTCAATATCGTTTACATCAAAGTCATCTTTAGGTGTAGATTCGCTACTATGAACTACAATGTACTTTGTTTCTTTTCTTTCGTTACTCATTTTTTGTAATCTGTTTATTGTATCATGGTATTCTTTAATGTCTTTATCAGTCATCATAACCATTCAATAGGAATATGTTTGTCAGCATACTTAAATCCGTATTTCTCACACCACATTCCATAAGTTGTTTTACTTTTTTTACTTATCCTTTGTTTACTATTACTAAATATAAATCTTATATCTAAATCAGGGTGTTGTTCTTTTATAAATCTCATCTTTTTTCTATCAGATGATGTGAACAAACCCTTTGTTTCTATAAAAAAATCTTTTTCTTTTAAATAAAAATCAGGTGTATATGTATGTACCTTCTCTGGCACAGTATATTTTAATTTAATTTTTTCAAATTCGTATTGTATTTTGTTCAGGTCAAGCTCTTCTGATATTGCTATCTCTAAGCCTGACCTAAAACCGTATTTAAGACCTACTTGATTAGAAGTCAGTTTGCGATTGTGCCACTTCATTTTCAAATGTCTTGTCTTCTGGTGCAACGTAACCATCTTTAACCTCATCAAAGCCGTAACCTTTTGAGTTACCTGCTCCACCCTCTACAAGTTTAGTTATCTGCACTGCCCTTAATCTTAGGCTTACTCCTGCACCTGCCATAGCTGTAAAATATGGTATCAACTCTGCTGATACTTTCATTTCACTGCCTGACCAGACGTTAGCATCAACCATAGGTTTTCCTGCACTATCAAAGATAGCAACTTTATTTGGAATAACTTTACCATCTCTAGTTATGATTTTAGCTTTTGTCTTAAACTTGAAGATAAGATTTCCAGTAGGTTTACCTTCAATGATTTCTTCTTCGTATGGAAGATTAGCCATTTTAGGTTCTTTACCTTTAGTCTTCTCTTTAGCAAGAGTAACACTTTTCTTAATCTCATCATCAATCGTTTTGACAACTGATTGAGACTCTTTCGCATTGACTATAAGATTGGTCTTATAATGACCATCTTGGTCAAATTGCGTATCAGGAGTTGTAAGCCATGCGTATTGTGAAATACCGATTGGCGTAACAATCCTTACGTTGTTGTTTTTAGACATATTGTTAAGTCTCCTTTTTTATTGTCTACTATGGGTACTTTTCTTATGCAAAAAAGAACTCACTTCTCCGCAATTCATTAATATCTAAGTCACCTTTTTGCGGAACTTCAGGCAACTTAGTCTTGTACTCTTCAGGAAGCTGTTTTAGAACATCATCTCTAAAATTAGCCAGTATGTCATTATCAGTGAACATCTGTATAAACGCTTCTCTTAGACTCTTATTCAATACTTCTACGTCTGCCGCAGTAGTACCAAATGAATCATGTACGTTACAAAAGTTTTCAATACCATTATCTAATGCAATATTAACAGTTTCTATCATAGCCGCAGAGTCTACAGAGTGAACCAGATTAGGTGCAACTCCGTTAGACATTCTGAGTCTATCAGTTTTGTCATCTTCTACATTGATACGTGGTTTAATAACTTCACCCATAAGCATAGCCTTAACTCGTTTAGACTTCATCTCAGGGTATGACTGATACACTGGAAAACCAACTGGTGTAACCCAATGTATAGGCAACTGCAACTTAGATACAATACGTGCAATATCTTGTAAGAACTTCATACCAACTCTTGCTGATTTTAAGTTATCACCGATACTATCCCATATTATACTTGCTAGATAAGATGCAGGTTTAAACATGTCGTCTGTAAATGGGTGCATCTCACCTTTGTCTTTACGTTTTGTTAAGTCTTCAACCACAAAGTCCGTACAAGAATATCTGGTACTTCCATAACAGATAGTCATAATACTTCTTTTAGTAGTTGAACGCTTTACTCCATAGTCAAGCCATTGTTGTGCATACGGTCTGTCAACCTTTGCATGTTCTTTTAGTTTGTCTATTACAGAGTTTGCTACTAATTGATAAATGTCTTTTGGTTTATCACTAGGTAACAAGTTTACTAAATCACCTGCTTTTTTGTCTCTCAACATCAAAGAGTAAATTTGTAAACCATTACAAGAACCATCAACATTAACTACAATGTTAGACACAAAGCCATCACCTTCAGCTTTATATCTCTTCCACTCTTCAGCCCATGCTAAAAATTGAAAAGCATTACTTGCGTCTTCCCATTGTCTATTTGTAAATGGGTCATCAACACATTTTAATATCCAGTCTTCATTATCTTTTACCCACTGGACTCTATCTGTTAATGAAATCTTATCGTTACCATACATGTTTGCACCATGCACAGCCAACCAAAAGTCACCTCTGTTTTCTTTTGTAATAGGTTTACCTTTACTAAAAGATAACAATGCTTTTGCACCATTGATTGATTGATAGTTTAGAAATGCAGGTACACAATATGCTCTGCCTCTAAAATCAAATTGTAACGGAAAGTAAACTGTGGCGTAATTTTTAAACTTATCACCAAGCCACAATATTTTTGCGTACAACATTCTTTTAGAAAACATACGTGCATTTTCTGTGTGCACTATAACTGCTTCCTTCTTCCACTTACGTCTTGATTCTTTATTGTCTTTTATGTCAAGAGGCTTGTTTGGAACTTCAAGATTTCTTATAGGTGGCATACCACCGATAGCAAGTCCTCTATCCCAAGCCTCTGCCATAACGCCTAATATGTATTTGTTTATTTTAAATGCGGTTGACTGCATAGCGTTTACCGCCCTGTATACTTTAGGCATGTCAAAGTTTGCTAATTCACGTGCAAACAATTTGTTCTTTTGTTTTACCAAGTCAAGTGAAGGTAACTCTTTAGTCCAGTAACCGCCACCTTCTACAGAGTCCCACATTTTAGGCGGCATAACCGTCATCATGTACTCTGGGTTTAACAATTCATTAAAAGCATTTCTATTTTTAATCCAGTCTCTAGTCTTCTGAGTCTGTTTTATAATCTTAGCTTTTTTATGTTTAATAGTTTCTACACCTATTTCTATCATACCAGTAGACTCCATCATAAGCTCAACAAGTCTGAGTCCTACGTGTAGTTTAGTAGGCGTAGTCCACTCTTCCCAAGCCATGACATTGTCACGCTTAGAACTCTCTCTTAGTTTTCTACGTTTATAAGTGTAATTCCAAGACCTTTTGTCTAAGTCTTGTTTGACCGTATCGTATAACTCAGGGTTAAGATGTCTAAAATTCTTTAGTGCAATTTCAGTTTCAACTTTACCGCCTAGACTTATACATGTAGCAGTCAATGGTTTGTATTGTGTGATTGTATTGATTATGTGTTTACCTGTAATTAAAGCCAATATCTCAGGTTCAACTTCACATAGTTTAGTGAAAGCTATAGGTGGTTTACACACTGTATTTTTAGCAGTGTTTGTAATCCATTCACCAATAGCCATTGCTAAAGGTCTGATTGTATTGGCTACCATTACTTTACCGTAACTGGTAACACTCTCTTCTTCTCGCTCAATATGACTATTGAGTCTTTTGTTGGTTCTGTCTTTACCCCTGACAGCCATGTCTTTTTCATTAGCCTGTTGGTCAGGGAAAGTAGGCATTATTTCTAGTATCTTGGTCAAAGTAACTCCTATAAGTTTATGTGTTAATTTGTGCTATCTACTATGGGTACTTTACTCGTACCCCTCTAGTATGTTGACAGCTTTTAGTAGATTTTTAGGCATCAAATGGGCATACCTAAGTGTCATATTGTAAGACTTATGACCCAACCATTCCTTAATAAAGTGTAACTCTACTTTACCTGATTGAGCCAGTCTTGAAGCACACGTATGACGTAGGCAGTGTATAACAAATTGTTTATCACCGTCTAGTCCCATGTCCCTTCTTAGTTTTTGCCAGACACGTTCAGCCATAGAATAATCTAAGTGACTAAAATCACCTAATTTTTTTAACATGGCAACGCACCGTCTAGTCAAAGGTACACTCCGAGTCATATTGTTTTTTGTCTCGTCTGCATGTAACACAATAAAAAACTTGCCGTCTAGTCTTCGTATTGCATCTTTTTTAAATGACAACGCTTCACCTAGTCTAACGCCAGTGTCCAACAAAAATAAAAATAGACTAAGATATGGACTCTTGCCAAGTATCTTAATCATTTTTTGCTCTTCCTCTGGTGTCATAAATCTAAGTCTAGCCTTAGACTCTTCCTGCCATACTATGTGCGGCAGTCTAGCCATATTGTAAACGCTAGGTCTAATATAGGCATACTTCAATATCTTACTTACACTTGCAAGATACCTATTGATAGTAGAGCCCTTGATACCACGCTTTTTTAAATGTGCCGTCAAGTCTTCAATGTGTGTCTCATTAATTAAATTAGGTTTTGTTTTATGACCTAAATAAGAAATACAAACATTGGCTCTGCTGTCCTGAGATTGCTCCCAAGACAGCGAGTCTTTTATTTCTTTTATTGTCTTCATACGCCGTTTAGTCCTTCTGTGAAATTAGCTCTTTTAGAATAAAAAGAAGCCCTGTTAATAAAATGACTTGCAACTCTATTGGTGCATCTAAAAATATTTCAATCATTAGAACCCACCTTTACATCTTTAAATATAAGTTTTTTCTTTTTGTTTACATAACCTATATTAACAATAGTACCTTCAGGATATTTTGAAGGCAGTTTTTTTAACATTTTTTTATATGACATAGCCTGAATTTCAGTGCCGTCATTTATTTTATATGTGTATCGCATAACGCTCCGTTAGTTAGTTTGTTAATACTAAACGCCGTCTAGTCCACGCTACAGGCTATACTACAAGAGTTAGCTAATCACGCTTCAGAGCAAAGCTCAGAACTAAACGCCGTCTAGTCTTTTGGTGGAGTAGGCGGTTCACTTCCGTTCGCATATAGCGACCACTCCGCCTATCTCCTATGGAGTCATTATCTCCATTAATTGTACAAGCTGATTAGAGTGCAAAGCACGACCCAAAATTGAGCTCATCAGTGTAGGCATGACCTACAGACAAGGCGGAAAGCTCCGCCCTGTTTCGCTCTATGTTTTAGAATGGGAGTAAACCCCAAACTTTTTGGGCATATATAAAAGTATACGTCCCAACTACTTTAGCTTTATAAACTAGCCATGACATAGTTTTTGCTCCTTTGTTGTTGTTATTAATCTCTATAACCGTTGACTCTTAGTCTCTCAGCGTATCGCTCATTCCTGAACGCCGCCTCTTTTTGCTCTTCTTCGTCCTTCCACTTTTGGAAATAACGCTCTTTAAGTTTTGACTCCATGTCTGACACTTGCATAGTCTTTTTGTTTTTGTCATACGTTGCAGTCTTTACAAGCTCATTGTCTACAAAAAATTTATAGACTTTTTGCTTGTTGTCATCAATACAAGTAATTGAATGATTTATAAAATCATAACTATTATTGGCACTTGTACCAATGTTGACAGAGCTTGAAGCTGTAGAGTTATTTTTAACTCCCATGCTTTTTGCCCAAGCGTTGCCGTAGTTATCATTAAAAGTATTGACCCATATAGGATAGCTTCTTGACATAGTTTTTACTCCGTTGTTAGTTTGTTGATTGATTGTAAATGCAAGGCGGCTAAAAGTCAACCGCCTGTGCATGTCTATTTAATATCTCGCAAAGTATTTCTTTTTATGGAGCTCTAGTTTTTGCTCTAGTGTTAGCTCGTCAACTAGGTTCTCAACAAAAATATGCTCTTGCGAGTCCAAGAGCTCACGCCCACCAGATACAAAAC